TGGCCAGTAACATTCAAATTAAATGCTATTGTTTCACCAGCGTTGATATGAATTGTTGGATTATTACCTGTGTATTGATCTATTAGATATGCCGAAGAACCACTATTTGTTACATCCAAACGAGTTACAGAAGGCAAATAAACAGAGTTAGCCTGATTAAATGCTGCCTGTGCTAAAACATTTGCAGAATTTGCTTTATCGAAAGCGGCTGAACCCCCTCCAACAGAAGCAGAGTTTGCCACATCAAATGCTGCTTGCGCTAAAACATTAGCAGAATTCGCTTTACTAAACGCAGCTTCACCCGTTACATTGGCAGTATTGGCTTTTGCAAATGCTGCTTCTGCGGTAACATTGGCAGTATTGGCTCTACTAAACGCAGCTTCACCTGTTATATTCGCGGTGTTTGCTTTTGCAAATGCAGCTTCACCCGTTACATTGGCAGTATTGGCCTTTGCAAATGCCGCCTCGCCTGTTACATTGGCCGTATTGGCTTTTACAAATGCAGCATCAGCAGTAATATTAGCCGTATTAGCTTTATTGAAAGCAGGACCAGCCACGTTGTCAATGGCAATGTCTAAGTTCGCTAAACTCAATTGTTTAGTGGTAAATGTTCCGCTGCTCTTATCAACGACCACAAATACCGTATTTAAGGAATTTGCGTGTGGAGCTGCTAAATCTGTTAAATCAGTTATTTTAATTGTAGTTGGCATTTATATTCCTATGGCTGTATTAAAAGAACAAGTCCGCTCTCAGTAGTAATTTGTTCTGATGTTTCCGTTCCAATCGCACTGTAAGTTACATTCAACACACTTAATCCTTCATCAACAGTAGATATCGTAAAATTATTACTTACAATCAATATTGTGTCGCTAATAATTGCGGTTACTACGCGAATTTCTGAATTTACGGCAATATATGAACCAACACCAATCAAACCCGTATTCGCAGCCGCAGTAAATCGAGTACCTGTTCCAGTTACAGTATTGCCTGCTACATTGACTGTACCGGAGATTGTATGTATATTTCCAGGTACAGTTAATGTGCTTACCGTACTATTCGCGTTCAACTCGCTGAGCTTATTTAACTCAGCATAAGACTTAAAACCAGCAGGATGCAACAATCCTTTGAATATTTTTTTATATTTTGCAAACTCAGTTTGTGAAGATAACAAATATGAATAGTTGATGTAAAAATCACGACCTTGTATTTTTCTATCGGAAGATGATAAAATTGAATCTGATGAAGTCCATCTTCCTGGTAATGTTTGTTGTATTGGGCTAATTGTTGCATTGGCCAAAGCCGTTCCATCACCAAATCCCGTCAAAACGATTTGAGGCACAGTTCGTATGCTTTTACCTGGGTCGATAAGTATAATTTTTTTGATTTCACCCGGGCGTTTAGAACTTCCTGCAAGTAAATCCTCTCCATCTCCCATGATTGCAGTAACTGCGATATTTGCATTAGCGCCGGTTGCAGAAGTAACGGTTGCTGTTGGCAAGCGATCTTGCTGATATCCATAACCACCAACCAACGCCCTACCGAAGTTTCTTATTTTTTGTCCTGTAAAATCTTGACCAAAAGCAGTGTTCACATTTAAAGATGTGTTGGAAGAAACTGAAACAACAATTCTTGAATTTGCATTAATAAGAATTTTATCACCAACTTGAATCTCGGTAGTAAATAAGGTACCATTACCTTGAACCATTACATTGGATGCAGATGTTACATTGGCAGTTCCAGTGATTTTAGGCGGTAAAAATTCAACCTTTGTAATTACACCAGATGATGATACATTCGTTACTTCGGCTTCTGCGCCAATACCAAAAGACATCGGTTTATTAGAAAATCTCAATTCATCACCTTTCACATAATTTGAACCACCATTATGAATTTTAACTCTACCTAATGATCCAAATGTATCAATCAAAACATTCGTACTTGTTGTTGTATAATTAACATTTGGAATTGTAATAAAAGCAGGTTCTGCATTTAATGTTGGCGTTACAGCTGATGTTAATTCGGAGACAAGAACCACCACATTACTAATATCACCAATTGTTCCGTATGAAATATTTCCAAATGCTTGAGAAAGAACGGTAGATACATTAACATTTGGTACTGTGTTACCTGTTAAACTATAACGTGAATTGGATATCAATGTATTTGCAGGATCAACATCTGAAATGATATTAGAAAAAATTGTAAATGTATTTGCTGTATTTTTACCTGTTGCATTAACCTGCCCTACAGCAAACAATAATTGTGCTTCGGAAATATCTACTGCACGAACATTAGACGCAACTTTAAATCCTGCACCGCCATCTCTAACTGTTACACTATCAATTTTACCACTAAAAACTTCTGAAATAAAAGCTCTTGGTATTCTTTCAAAACTAGGTACGATAATACTAACAGGGTCACCAACATTATATCTTGAACCGCCATCAATAAGTGTAATTGAAAGTATTGAAGAAAAAGACCTTGTGCGAATATTAATTAATGTGTTATCAGATGCAAAAATATTGGTTAAGATAGTTTCACCAAGCTTAAATGTACCAACAACTGTTTTTAAATTTATAAAAAAATTAAAAACTTGTTCATCATTAGCTGTTATAATATCCACACTTTCAACAAGAGCAGTTGCACCAGAAGTTTCTCCTGTTAATTTTCTATTTGTAAAAATATTTTTATTAACATTGCTATAAAAAATTTCAATTTTTGCACCATTTGCTGGCGCGGTATGAAAATTAATTTTATTAATTTCTTTGCGAACAAAATAGGTTGACGAACTTACTAATGCGTCATTAATATAAACCGTTATTGTTGTGTCTGAAAGAGATAATGTGTTAAATATTTTTTTACTTCCGGTTCCAGTATAATAACTTGAAATATCTTTAGTTACTTTAATAATTTCATCTTGTTGCCATTTACCATCAGATACTCGCAATACATCGTTTTTAGGATACTTAACTTCCAATTCTTGCCCAAACATCATTCTAAACAAGAGTTTGAATGAATTTTCAGAGCCTTTTGCTAAATAAACTGGTAAGAGATGCTTGATTAAAAATTCTTTATTTACTGCAACATCTCTTGATACTAAAGAAGCATATGCATTAAAAAATTGTTGTTCAAAATCATCAATTGAAACATCAACATCAGTAAGATCTCGAAAAATCTTAGCTTTATTTGTTAAATCATTTAATTGAGATCCTTGTTTATTTTCAAGATATTCATAATATGCTTCTAAAAATGTAATGAATAAAGGATGCTCTTCCCGAATAAATTCAGGAACTTGACGATTTACAAGAAATGAAGTTTTAAAATCAGACATTACACACTAACAAGTTCAGTTACAATAGCTGCCGGATCTGTTTCATCAATTGTAATAATCACATTCTTTATGGAAGAAATGATTCCTTTTTCCGATTGTATTGAAATGCGAATAATGCCATCAGCTGGTTTTACAGACAATAAACGTAAATCAGAAAGTGTTATGATACCTTTATTGTAATCAATAGTGCCCGCTTTTGCATTAATAGTTTGTCTTTGTGCCGTGCTATCATAATAGATGGTTCTCAAATCACCAAATCGTGAATCAATTACAGCAATTGCCGTAGCGCCAACACCATTACCACCAGAAAAAGTAATCAATGCTGAGGTGTAGTTAACGCCACGATTTACTACCGTAATTTTTTGAACGCGGCCATTTACAATTGTTGCAGTTGCAGTTGCACCAGTACCATCGCCCGTAATTTTAACAGTTGGCGTAGAAGTATATCCATAACCAGCATTTGTTACATTGATTTCAGTAATACCAGTAAAAGAATTTGGTACTTCTTCCAATTGAGCCGTTCTGCGAACACCAAGAGAATCAAATACATCAAATTCGGATGATGCGAGGCGATTGGTTGTTGTACCTCGATGTAACTCTGCATAAAATTCAATTGTATATGTTTTTGAAATATTCAGTGTAGGTGTAAATCTTTTTTCTAATCTTAATTTAGTCTCTGAACCACGAACTGCATTTAAATCAACAGTGTCTATCGCATCTTGCAATTTGGAAAGAACAAATGTTGCATCAAATTTATTTAAATTAGTATTATTATATAATAATATGGCACTTCGTATAGAAGTTTTTAATGCTTCTGTGGTTTGAGTAGTTTTCTTTTTATCATATTCAACATAATTATCGATTATCAAATACAAATATTGAGGATCAATAATTTGTGCGCCAATAGAAACAACTGCTTTGGGTTGAATAATATTATCAATAATTCTTTGTTTTTCTGTTTCCGAAATATAGTAATTTTCTTTTGGTTTTAAAGATATAAAAACTTTACCATAAACTGGTGGTGTTTCATCTTCACCACCCCATATGGATAATGAATCCACTGATGGATAATTTTTCTTGATATATGATTCGTAATCTTTAAATGTAACCAAACGATTTTGTGTAGTGAATTGTGCAGCTGCACCAAATTTAATTTCATCAACAGTTTCTCTTAAAGCACCACCAGATGCTGCAGAAGTCGGAGTAATTGTAAAATTATTATGAGCTGCACTTAATGAATCAACTAATGTTGCAGTTGCAATAAAATTATTAGCTTTATTTGCAGCGATTCCATTTGTGACCAAATATGTTATAGAAACTACCGCACCATCAGGTAACTTTTTGCCAACTTTATCATTACCAAAATAAATTTGAAATTTACCACTTTTATTTTCTTGTAAATAAAAAACTTCTGATGTTGTAGTGACATTCAAAATATCGGTTACTTTATTGTAAACTGTTACTTGCGTATTTCCTGCGGTAGGAACTGAAGTTACTTTAATTGTAGTGGTATCGATATTTGCATCAGGTAATGAAAATATTTGTTTTGGATTAGATGCTTGATAGTGACTGAAAACATAAGTAACTAATTGACCTTCGTAAATATTTAAATTTTCAAAATAATATTGACTATTTGCTTTTGATACTGTGGTTTCTTCTAACACCACAAAATTATAGGACGTATTGTCAATTTGATTTGATAAAAATGCAAATCCGGCAGGAATAGTCATGCTACCCGAATTACTTGTTGCAGATTGTGCAGTAAAATTAATTATTGCAACAGGTGCTCTTTGTGAATAAGGAACATATCCTAAAGTTTTAGCATGTGACACTACTGAATCTCTTAATAATGCGGTGTCAAGAAAAGATTCATTTGCAACCATGTTTAAATAGTATGCATTATAATGAGTATTATAAGCCAATAAGTCAATTAAAACACTTAAACCAGAACCTTCAAAATCGTAATCTGTAAATTCCGCTTGCTGATTTAAGAAAATTTTAAGATTGTTTTTAATTGTATCAAAATCAAGTTCAGTAACTCTTAAACTGTTTGCCATTTTTATCTAATCCGATCTAAGAAAAAATTAATTGTGATTGGGTTTGAATTGTTGATTATAAAAAACTCAAGCTGCACTGCATATTTGTTTTCATCTGGTGTTGCAATTGCAGTGACCTTTGAAACTTGGGCTCTTGGTTCAAAATTGAGAATCGTTTCTTCAATTTCTCTTTCAATTTGCGCTGCCATAACCGAATCGACATTTTCAAACAATAGCCTTCGAATATTACTTCCCAATTCAGGCTGAAATGGGCGTTCATAATGATTTGTCAAAACAAGATTTTTAATTGAATTGATGA